ATAGTCACCAGGGACTCGATCGTCCTTGGCTGCTGTCTGCATATCGATCCATCCCTCGGCCGGAGTATAGAGTGCGTGGCCTACCTCATGACCGACGAGCATATCGTACATATCCTTGTTATCGTCCTTCCAGAGAGGAAGACCGAGGATACGATTCTTGACGTCGAAGTAGGCCGTCGTATAGTTACCGTGCTGGACGCTAATGTTCTCCTTGGCCAAGAGACGTGCCAGAAGCGATTTAGACTCACTCATATTACGAAAAGGCCTTCTTCATCGCCGCAAGAGCATCGTTAACGTTATCGCACTTGACAACGTTTCGTTTACTATCATTGTAGTCCGTGAGCTCCTGACGAGTGATGCCGTTCTCACGGTAGTACGACATTGCTACGTTTACGGCCTCGTCGAAAACATCTTTGCTGTTAGTGTCCAGAAAGAGGTAGCCACGCTCAGCTTCCTGAGCCTTACCGGCAAGGTCGAGATAATTCTTGATGATTTGATTGCGATCCATGATATAACTCCTTATACAGTGGCAACTGCAGCGATGCGACCGCACTCGATGTCATCCATCAGGCCACGGACGTACATGAGATCATTCTTAACTTCTTTGATCAAGTCAGGATTGATGTTAGGATCGTTTGCTAGCATCTGGCGCTTAGCCTCGATAATCTGCTCAAGGGCGATGAGATTGCGGATATTTAGAGTTTCCATGATTGTAGTCCTTCTTCCTTTCCTTAACTGTTGAGTCTATTATACTACTACCATGGCTCCATGTATATAGTTTATTTGATCAATTTGGGAACAAACTTAGTTCCTGGCGGGAATAGATCACCACTCCTCGGTCACGAGAGTCGAGAAGTTGTGTTCCTTACGTGCAACCATCTTACGTTCGAACTTACCGTCGAGCTGATCACCCTTGTGCGAGATCACAAAGGTATTGGTATCCTCGTCGAGCGTATTAAGGATTTTCATTAGGTTATCCACACCCTCAGTATCGAGTGAGCTATCGAACGTCTCGTCGAGTACGAGCAGGTTGGTCGAGGTGGAGTTCTTCATACGAGCGATCTGACGCCATGTAAACAGCAACGCAAGATCGATGCGACTCTTCTCGCCCTCCGAGAACGACGCATAGTTAAATGCGTCACGATAGCGCGAACGAATCGACTCGTTAAAGTTCTCATCCAGGTGAAACGAGACAAAGAAGTCGAGCACCTGCAAGTACTTGTTCACCAGATTGTTCATGACCGGCAGATACTCCTTGATGATCTTGGTCTTGATGCCGGAGTCCTTGAGCATTTCCGATGCGGCCTGCTTGTAGGTCTGTGTACTCATCAGATCGAGCTTGCGTTCGGTCATCTGTTCTTTCTCTTCCTTAAGACGGCGCAGCTCGTCGTTTGCGATCTGTAGGTCACCGGACTTACCCTCGAGTTCGGCTATCGAGTCCTGGGTCTCACGAATTGATTTCTGCAGCCTCTCGATCGCTTGGTTGTTAGAATGGATTTCTGAGTTAGCTTCTGCCACCCCACTCGAGATCTCACGAAGGCGACAAAGTTCCTCCTCCAGATTAGCAGATTCGGAAGCCGCATGGTCAAGAGCGTCCTTGAGTTCTCGAGACTTCTCCTTCGCACAGGAGAGCTTTTCCTCTCGTAACTCTGAGTGTATATCCTGGGTACATGTGGGGCACGTAGTATTCTCTTCGTAGAACTTTGCCTCTTTAACAACAGAGGTGACCTGCTGCTGGAACTGCGCCTTGTACTCGAGGACCTTTTCTCGCCTTGATGAAAGCTCTGCGATTCGCTCGTCGAGTCCATCATTTTTCTGTGCGACGTCATCCGAGAGAGTCGAGTTTCGAGTTTGTAGTACCTCAATCTCACTGCTATAGGAAGTGATCTCATCGCGCTTTTGTCGAATCTGTCCATCGTTCATCTCTGTAATATCACGAATGTACTTCTGCTGCAGACCGATCTTTTCCTTGGTGAGACTGGTGTTGTAGTCGATCTCCTTGATCTGTTCCTTCAGAACCGAAAGGTGTTCCTTCAGGATCGCATTCATCTTAGAAAAGATCTGAATATCAAGTAGATCCTCAATAACCTCACGTCGTGTATGAGCCGGCAGCTGCATGAACGGAATGAAGCTCGAGGAACCGAGCACTACGATCTGATGAAAGGATTTATGATTCAGCTTCAGAATCGACTGCTCGAGATACTTCTGATAGTCACGAGCGTTGGCCGACTGATTAATCATCTGACCATTCTGCCAGATCTCAAACTTATTCGGACGAATACCTCGATATACTCGAAAGGCATGACGGCCGACCGTAAACTCGACCTCGATCTCTGCTGCCTTCTCGTTGATCGAGTTGACGAGCTGATCCTTCTTGATGTTACGATGAGCCTTACCGAACAGGCCGAACGAGAGGGCATCGAGCATGGTCGACTTGCCGGAACCGTTCTCGCCAACGATTAGCGTGGATCGATGCTGGTCAAGATCGACCTCGGACCAGTTGTTACCCGTCGAGAGGAAGTTGCGCCACTTTACTTTATTGAATCGAATACTCATACGATCTCTTCGTTCATTGCTTCTACGTATACCGAACGCATCAATTCCTTGAGTCGATCCTTCTCAAGATCGGTCTCTGTGTTGTCGACGTACGAGTCAAGCAGCGTCGTCGTATCCTCGACCGACACACTCTCATCCACCTCGACGTTCTCTCCCACGAACTCGTCAAAGTTTTCCGCGATCTTAAGGTCGTGGTGATCCACTTGCTGTATTCTATCAATAAATCGATCAAATGTAAATGGATCCGTCTTATTCGCCACGACCACCTTAACGAACTTACCCTCGAGATTCGACACATCGTAGTCCTCGAAGTAGTTTCGTTTGCGATCATCGTAGTAGATCTTCTCGAACATTGTGATCGGACAACGTACGGCCTCGATCTCTCGAGTCTCCGTATCAATGACGTGAAAGTACTTAGGATCGTTTGCGTCTGCCCACGTAAACTCCATCTGTGATCCAAGATATCGTACGTTACCCTTTTGCGACTTCGTATGAAAGTGGCCCGATAGAACGGTCTCAAACTTGCTGAGTTTTTCGGCGTTCATTCCGTCTGTCGACTTCATACCAGGCATCATATCGAATCCTGCAAGCTCAAGATGACCGATAAGCCAGGGTGCATCGCAACGATCGATGAATCGCATCGACTCGGCGTGATTCTCTGAGTTAATCCACGGGAGCATTCCGATTCGCAGACCGTCGTAGTCCATTACACGAGGTTCCATCACCACGTTGATGTTCGAGGTAAAGTAACCGAGTAACTCCTTCAGTGAGTTGAGCTCGTTGGTCGACTTATAGTAGGTATCATGGTTACCAGGAATGATATCCATCGTCATACCCAGATCGCCAAGACGCTCCAGAAACATCTTACGAGACGAGTGCTGTACCTTAAAATTAATGTACTTACGATTGTCGTACAGATCACCGGCATGAATGATATGCTTGATATCGTGTTTCTTTACGTATGGAAAGAACGTCTCCTCAAAGAATCGACGATGATAGTCAATGAAGACGTCTGACGAGTTACGAATTCCAAAATGAGTATCGTTTAGTACTACGATCTTAGACATCTGACGAATTCATCTCCATGAACATCTCAATACCCTTGGGTGGTTTATCCGCGGACTTTTTGTCCTTCTCCTTGTACTCCTTCAGCAGTTCGTCTCGATTGTGAACCTGCTCGATACGATCACGAAGCGAGTCGACGAACGCACGATTACCGGCATCAATGTTAACATCACCGGTCTCCTGAAGGAACTCCTCGACTCCTGCATCCTCCATGTACTTAAATCGAATGTCCTGCTGACGCTTCTCCTTAGCCAGTCGACGTAGGAACGCGTAGTACGAAATCTGCGTAAAGTACGCAAAGGCGTTCGGTGTACCCGTTCGTGTAGCGGTATCTATGTTGTAGTTTGTAATCGCCTTTAAGCAGTTCTCGACCGCGTCCATCACCATCTCTTCTCGATAGGTGTAACGAATAAAGTTTGGTTTGTGCGACAGACCCTCGGCGATCTTTAGAAAGCAGGTGGCGATATAGTCGGGTACGACCGGCGTTGGCTCCCCGGCCGCTTCAGCCTCGTTGACGAGCTCGACGTAGTCAACGACCGCCTGAGAGAACTCTTTGTTGTTGACGTAGTGATGCGGGGCACGTTTCATAGATAACTCCAATTATTTAATACAGACTATTATATCACAGTCTCAAACTAATGTAAAATCGGGAAAATGAAATTGGCTATATACAGAATTATGTTTCTGTGATATAATAATATAATCGCCGGCGGGCAGGGGAATATACCAGTATTAGTGGTAGGTCGGTCCATACGATGGAGGATCAACAACCATAAGGTTATCGAGTTCGGAATCAAGATTATCGGTGGAATCGGAGTCTGGCTGCGGATCACCATTGACACAGACGTTGATGTACTGTCCCTTGATTTGATTATCACACTCGACGTGGGACACAACGTGTATTGGATTTATGTAGCATACGTCTCCTTTTGACAGAGGTTGCCACTCGTAGAATAGAAACGATACCATGTCGTCCTTCTCAACCGTACGAATCTTCATTGGACGCTGAAGTGCCATCAGATTCTGAGGCTGGCCCTCGGTGTCGAGTTCGTGCTGATCGAGAACGATCGAAATGAGTTCTTCACCCGTCGAGAGTTTAAGATGCCGAATGTTTACTTCGTTCAGTTCAGTCATGGTAAAGTTATCTCGTATATTTTGAATGGAAACTTTTCTTTTGAGTAGATCTTGATTCTTTCTGCGCTGTGATTCAAAGTATAATTCTTGTGTTTCTTCCAG